GTTTGAGCCACCCCATGAAAGCCGCTGCAGCTGCAGCCCGGTCGCCCGCGTTCAGGTGCCGGGTCAGCGCGGCCTTGGCGATCCCACCGGTGTTGTAGTGGAAGCTGACCAGCGCATCGAATTCGTGCGGCTCGAGCGGTACCTTCACGGCGCGCAGGACGGCGGCCTCGTAGCGCGCGAGGTCGAATCGGAAGACCCGGAAAGCCTCGCGGATCCCGGCATCGAGATCGGCGGGCATACCGCGCGGCATCGTGGCGGGATCGGGCAGACCGGCCGCAGTCGTGTGGCCGATGCCGAAGGTCCAGACCTGTTTCACATCACGGTAGGGTCCGGGCACGATGCCTTCGTGCCGGACGAGGGCCAGAAGGCCCCGGTCAGTCATCTGCATGGAAATCACCCCAGAAGCGAAAGCATCAGGATCAGCGCGGCGACGGCGATGCCGACGCCCAGCCGGTGGCGGAAGGCCTGGCCGGGATCGGCCGGGTCGCAGCGCAGGGAGCGCGCAAGTCGGAGCAGGTCATGCATCGCCATCGCCTTTCCCGGCATGGCGCAGTCGGGCGAGCAGCACCTCGATGAAGGCGGGACCGAAGACGCCGACAAGATAGGCGGCCGAGCCCGCCGCGCCCCCGGCCGGGATCGCCTCGGGCGGCAGGTCGAGCCAACGGGTGATGATCGCCATCGACAGGCTGCCCATCCCGGCCGCGATCAGACCGCCGAGCAGGATGTGGCGCAGCGCATCGCGCAGGCGCATTTTCGTGGTCAGCGCATTGGTCGCGCCCCCCAGCGCGCCCCAGGCGGCAAGGATCACCGCCGTGGAGGCGAGCAGTTCCTTCAGCGCCGCCGCCAGAAATCCGGTTTCGTCGTTCATCGTCGGATCTCCAGGAGCGGGATGGAGGTGATCGAGCCCAGCCGCTCGAGGTCGAGCGTCACGTCGAGCACGTCGGTGTCGAAGCGGACCGGCACATCGAACTCGAACCCGGCGGTGATCGCGACGCCGGAACCCGGTGCGGTGGTGAAGGTGATGACGCCGGTCGTGGTATCGACGGACCAGCCGGAAGCCTGGGGCGCGCCATTCAAGGCGATGGTGACCGAGCCCGCGACCGGCTTGGTGATCGTCCGCACCCATGTCTCGCTGCCCGAGACGTAGCGCTTCACCAGTTGGAATGTCGTCGTCGCGCCATCGCCGGTGGAAATCACCTGATCGGTCGGTGCTGGCGTGCCCGAAGGCAGGCAGGATTTGTGGTCGCCCCAGTCCTTGAAGCGGAAGCCGTGGAGCCGCCCGTTGCGGGCCTCGAAGAACGCGACGACCGCCGCCAGATCGTCGGCGCGGCGGATGCCGTAGGCCACATCGTAGCGGCGGCGCGAGTTCGCCCAGCTGGCATTGCGTTCTTCGTCACCCGATGCCAGCTCGACGATCTGGGTGCGCCGCTCAGGTCCGCCGCGCGCCCCGCGGCTGATGTTGTCCGGGAACCGGACCTCATGGAACGCCATGGCTTACATCCCCCTCCGCCCGAGCGAGACCGCCCGGGCGATGTCCGCCGCGACCTGCGTGCGGGATTGCCGGAAACTCTCGGCGTCGCGGGTCATGATGGTGACGTTGATCCCGCCGCCAGCGCCGTAGCTCTGCGCTTCGCGGCGCGAGAGCACCCGTTCGCCGCGCTGCAGGATTGCCGGAACCTCGTCGTGCCGAAGCCCCACCGCGCCACCCGAATGCATCCGGGGCGCGGCGGCGAAGGCCATGGCCGGGACCATGCGCGAGGGGCCGGACGATCCGACCATGCCGCCTGCGTGCAAGATATTGGCGAAGATCCCGCCCGCGCCGCCGAGCGCGCCCGAGAGCGCGTTGGCGATGGGGCCGAGGATGAACCGCCGCGCAGCCAGCTTCGCCAGATCGGCGATGAGGGAAGTCACCAGATCGCGGAAGTTCAGCTTGCCGGTTTTGACAAACTCTCCGACCGCGTCCTCGGCCGACTGAAACGCGCTGACGAGGCTCTGACCGATATCGGCGCCGATCTCCCGGGCCCGGCTGGCATAGTCCGAGAGCGCCGCCGTCACCGCCTGCCATCCGGTCAGCGCACGCTCCGCCCCTTCGCCAGCGGCGGTTCCGGCATCGCGGGCAGCACCACCGGCGCCGTTTGCCGCGGCGACGGTGTCGTCGAGCCCGGCCGCGAGTGCATCGGCGGAGGTCGCGGCATTCGTCAGCGCGGCCTCAGACTCCGTGCCAGAAACGGTGACGGCATCCTTCAGCGCCTGCCAGGCGGCAAGCGGCCGGGTCGCGGCATCGGTCAGCATGCCGGCCGCCTCGCGATAGGCATCGGCCCGGGCACGCGCATCTTCCGCCATGGCGCCGAGACCGAGATCGGGTGGTGCGATGTAGGTTCGGGCAAGCGCGGCCGAAAACGCATCGCCTGCTGCGGTACCTGCCGCCGTCGCGGCGCCTTCGAATGGGTTGTCGATCCGGCTCAGGTCCACCGCGTCGAGCGTGCCGATCCGCACGCCACCTTCGCCGGTCGCCCATTCGGGCAGCAGGGCCAGCGCGGCGTTCAGGGTCTCGATGAAGCTGTTGATGCGGGTGACGACGCCGTTCAGCATCGCCTCCACCCCGCCGATCAGCCCGTTCGCGGCCTGATAGGCGAAATCGCCGATGGCCCCCGGCAGGCTGCCCCAAATCGCCACCGCGCCGTCATAGGCCCCCTGGAAGATCGCGACCGTGCGGTCCCCGAAGCTGACGACACCCGCAATGGTGCCGTCGAGCGCCGAGAGAGCGGCGGCCTTCAGCCCCTCCCACCCACCCGCCATGCGGGCAAGCGCGGCGTCGAGCGCGAGCTCAATGCGCGACCAGACCTCGGAGGCCAGATCGGCCAGCAGCCGGAAGGCTTCACCGACCCCACCCACGCGGGCGACAAATTGGGAAAGTTGATAGATCAGTTCGCCGACACCGACGATCAGGGCGCCGATGCCGGTGCGGATCAGAGCCCCGCGCAGGACGACAAGCGCGGTGGCGAACCCGCGGACCGACAGCGCGGCGGCGGCCAACCCGGCGACCCAGCGGCCCGCGAGGAAGGTCGCGAAGGTCACGGCATAGGTGGTCAGGCGGCCGATATTGTCGAAAAGCCCTCGGATTGCGATGCCGAGCGGACCGGTACGGCTGGCAATGGCGGCCATGGCGTTTGCGACCGCCTCGAGCGCGGGTGCCGCGGCGACGGCAAGCTGGTTCGACAGCCCCCGCCAGATCAGCCCAAGCCGGGAGATGGCATCGTTCGTGCGCTCGATCTGGTCGGCGTCCTGTTCGGAAACGACGACGCCGAAGGCAAGCACGTCCTCGGTCGCCTGGCGCAGTGTCGCGGTGTCGATGCGCGACATGGCGATGGAGCCTTCCTCGCCAAAAAGCTGTCCCGCGACGGCCGCACGCTCGGCGGCAGGCACGAAATTCTCGATGGCGGCGTTGATCGCGCCGACGCGCTGGTCCAGCGGCAGCGCGATCAGGTCGTTGGCCGAAAGACCCAGCCGGTCGAGCGCGTCGGCCGCGGGACCGCTCCCGGCGGCCGCCTGGCTGAGACGGCGGGTCAGGTCCTTGGTGGCCTGCTCGATCCCGGACATGGACACGCCCGCCAGCTCGCCCGCGCGTTCCAGGGTCTGAATCGAGGCGACGGTGGTGCCGAGCGACTGCGCGAGTTTCGCCTGCGCATCGACGGTCTGGAGGCCCGACCGGATCATCGCCACGCCAGCGGCGGCGGCTGCAGCCACGGCGGCTGCGGCGGCCACACGGACCCGTCGCGAGAAAGCTGCGAGCCGGGCGTTCGCCGCATCCATCTCCCGGCTGAGCCGTCCGAAGCCTCGGGCACCGGCTTCGCCGACGCCTTCCAGTTCGGCACGCACCTGCCGACCGCCGACCGCCGCAAGGCGGACGCTGACGCGTTTTTCAGCCATGGGGGCGTTCCATCTGTTCGTTAAGTTTGGCCACCATCACCGCTTCGATGACTGGCAGCAGTTCGGCAGCGACGGCGGGCGGCACGCCGAGGGCGTCGCCAAGACAGAGCGCGGCAGTCAGGTCCCAGCCGATCACCGCGCCGGGGGTCACCCGCAGCTGGCCGCCGAGACGACCGACCAGGTCCCAGACCTGCCAACCCTCTTGGGTCAGCGGCCGGTTTAGCCGCGCCGGGCAGTCCGGGCAGGCTTTCGCGCAGGCGTCGCAGTATCGGTCGCCCCCGCCGAAGGACCATTCGGCGAGAGCGCGGAGGCGTTTTTTTCCTGCTCCAGCAGCAGGCCCTTCGAGACGTAGGTCAGTTGGAAGGCCTCGAAGATCGGCCAGAGATCGAGCAGCG